TAGGATGGTCTGGGCTCTCTACTACTGTAATGTCTTTATTTGGAAAAAAATGGATGAGCGTAGCAGCACTCATCCATCCAGCAGAACCACCGCCAACGATGATAATTTTGTCACTTTTCATATTGTTAATCTATTCAGCGAGTTTGGAAATCCTAGTGAACCATTAAAGAATAAGTTAAATGCTATACTGTATCTGACTTCTGATTGGTTTTCGTTTGGCACAGTATCATGTTCTAACCAAGATGGAAAAATTAAACACATACCTTTTCTAGGTTTAATAAAAATTTCTCCAGAATTAATATGATTTTTTTGAGACACTTGAGGCATAAAAAAATATTTAATTCTATTTGGATCTATAAATTTTATATAATTAGACAAAGATCCTTCCGATACTTGGGGAGGATCTTCTGGATACCAAACTCCAGAAAACATAGAATTACTATGAGCGTGTGGATGAATATAACCATTATATCCAAGAACATTTCCCCACATAGTTTCTACTCTTGGGGTTATATTTTCATAACAGTATGCATCAAATATTTTTTGTGCAATAATTTCTATTTGACATTTTAACTCAAAATAAATATCATTCTCGTGTAAAGTATCTTCTGTATAAAAAGATATTTTATTTTTTTCTAGACTTTGTTCTGTATTTCTTAGATATGGACCTACAGATTTTGATATATCATAGTCATCAGATAATAAATATTTTTTATTTAAATCCTTCAATATTTCCTCAGTATTTGAAATAGATATAGTACTTTCAAATAATGTAGTTGGAAAAATGTGATGAATATCATTCAATTCGGTTTTTGATTGTTCAACCGAATAATCCCAAAAATTATTATTCATTTCATTCGCCTTTTAGTTTTTTCTGCTCTACAATTTGCTTAAGTGAATTAATCATCTTTAGTTCCATGTTATCTTCGATACCATCAAAAGTTGGTAGACGAAGATTAGAATTATCTGATAACAATTGTTGTGTATATTCTCTAGTTGTTCCTTCAATCTTTGCTAATTGACCACCAAGAAGATTAGAATACTGGAATCCAATAGAAAGAATTTGAAGTTGTTCTTCTTCTGGAAGCATAGAAATAGAGTCTAAGTTACCTGTGCTAATCCTTCCAAACGAAAGAATATCCATAGCAGCTTGTTTACCCATACGAGCAACCCAATATTTTTTCTCTTCTTCAGGATCTTGATCAAAGTATTTTTGAATGTCTTCTTCTTTTTCTACATTTTCTTGCACTCGTTTAACAAAACAATCTATTTCTTTTTCTTGTCTTTCTAATTTTCTTTTACGAATTTCTTGATCACTTTCAAAATCTTCAATATCAACACGAATAAGTTCTGCTTCCAATTCGTCTGTGCATGATTCTAGATCTCTTTTTAATTTCTGAATTTTAATATTATCTCTTCTAATATCAAGTTTTATTTTTCTCAACCCATGATGTCTATTTTCTATTTCTAGCAAAGCTTGGCGAATTTGACGATACTTTGTGACATGAGAATTCATGACAAAGTTTTCGTTTTGATAATCTGTTTGACCAGTGGAAAACTGTATGGCATTTGCCAAAATGGTTTCTTTACTTAACATAACAATCTCCAAATAATACTAAAACTGTAATCCGATTTTTACAGGAACAACTCTCTTGAAATCGACAACTCTTCCCTCTTCTTGTGCTTGAGTTTCTGGCATCGCAATGCCAAAATAATCCTCATATAATCTATTTAGATCTCTAATTGTAGCAGCATTTTTAAACTGACCTTTTAACCAAGTCATCTTTGCTAAAAGATCTGTTATACTTTGCTTAAATGCTTTTCTTCCATTAATAGTTTTGTGTACCATCTCTTGTACTGAAATTTCTCTAGCATTGGCTAATGCCGTTAACAAAGGAACTTCAGCATTATTGTCTTTCATATATGCAATTGCTTCTTCATACTGAAGTTCAAATGATAAAGATTCCATTTGAGAATTTGTATCAAGTTCCATAAATTTTTTATCGTACTCTTCCTCAATCACTGCTTTTGCTACATATCTCATAGCGTTCATAACAGCATTTCTTCTTTCATCATCCATGACGATGATCATTTTTTCAACGCCTGCTACTGGATCATTTTCGGAAGCATTGTAAATACCTTCTGATTGAAAGGCAACTACTTCGCCATTTGCTTCTTGTTTAACAATTTTAATCTCATCACGAATATCAGCAAAGGTTTTAAATCCTTTAAATCCTGTGATAGGATCCATAGGATAATATTTTCCCTTTACCACTTCCTTAAACATTAATTCTTCAGAAACTGGCATTGATATTGCATACCAATTTAAAATAGATCTCAATACTCGAAGATCATAAATGATCGAGAATAATGATGTATCTTTTGTTAAGTAGTAAACTCTTTCCATTTTTAGTTCCTATTAGTATGTTCCAATGCCACCAGTAACACCTGTGCCATCTGATAGTCCAGCACCACCTTGAGCTAAAGCTCCAGTTGTTTGACCATATGTTGCAGTTCCAGGTGCAGTTTGCTGTCCACCTGCATAAGTCATATAAGTTCTTGGTGGTGTACCAGCACCCATCATATCTCCACCTTCCTGACCAGTTCCAGAAGAAGCACCAGGAATACCTTTACGATAAGTTAGTGTACCATCAGCAAAACGAATTACATCCTGATAATAATTATATATCCAAGCATTATTGTTCTGAGCATAGTTATAATTAGAAACACAATAACCTTTATTCATTCCAGTATGAAGATTTTCTTCTCCTCCTGTTTCTGGTTTTGAAATTCCAGTTCGTAATATTACTGCATCACTATCTCTTCTCTTCGTTACGTTTCTATCAGTATTTCCTCCTTCAGAAGCATAGAAGAATCCAATACGAGTTGCCATGTGCTTATTGAATCCATCATTTCCAGGAGCTGGAGCATAATTAGACCATGCTGCATAAGTTTCCGAAGAAAATTCAAATCTATAATTACCCTGAGAAACCCATGCATAATATTCTCCTTCTGCATGAGAAACAACAGAAATGGCTCCACCAATTTCAGCAATCATTGCTTCTGTATTTAAATCATGTCT